GTTTATGGCTCTTAAAGTTCTAAATTTCGGAGTGCAAAAAGTGCCGACCTTTAAAGAGGCAAGGGGCAAAGACTGGATTCTCTACGGAGACGATGGAGAATACAAGAACCGCTATCCTGAATACTTGCTCGACCTTTACAGAAGAAGCGCAAAGAACCACGCAATTGTCAACTCTAAGAAAGATTACGTTGTCGGTCAAGGTTGGGCGGTTAAGGAGGAAGGCTTGGACACTATGGGACTTGCGAGACTTCAAGAGTTCATCAAGCACCCGAACCAATACGAGTCTTTAAACGACATCTTAGAGAAGGTTGCGCTTGATTATGAACTATATAACGGCTTCGCTCTTGAGATAGTTTACAACCAACTAAACGACAAGATTGCGGCAGTATATCACGCAGACTTTGCAAGGTATCGAAGCAACGAGGACGGCTCTTGTTACTATTACTCAGAAGATTGGAGCAAACACAACCCAGTTGTCGAGAAGATTGAGGCGTTTAACTGGAAAGAACCAAGCGGCAAACAGTTACTTTATGTCAAAGGTTATTCGCCTGATTGCCGATACTATCCTTTACCGACTTATTTAGGGTCTACATCTTACATTGAACTCGATGTTGAGATAGCGAACTTTCATCTTAATGCGGTTAAGAATAACTTTGTAGGTGGTACGATTGTCTCGTTCCACAATGGCGAACCAACGCTTGAAGAGCAAGAAGAAATTGAGCGACAAATAAAGGACAAGTTTACGGGTACTGATAACGCTAATTCAATCGTTCTAAACTTCGCAGATTCAAAAGAGCGAGGCGTTGAGATTCAGCAACTAAACGGTAACGACTTCGACAAGCGGTTCGATATTCTAAACAAGACCGTACAACGTGAAATATATGCTGGGCATCAAGTAACCGACCCGGCTTTGTTTGGCATCAAGGAGGACGGTATTTTCACAAGCCGAAACCAGTTAGTCGATTCTTTCGAGTTGTTTCAGAATACCTACGTTAACAACCGTCAGCAGTTTATCGAGAGAGTGTTTAACGAGTTAGCTTCTTTACAAGGTCTTTCAAATCGTCTTTATATCCAAGATACTGAGCCTATTTCGGTGCAGTTCTCAGAGGCAACCGTTACGTCTGTAATGACTCAAGAAGAAATCAGAGAGAAGGTTGGACTTCCAAAACTTGAGAAACCAATTCAGGCGGCTAAGACCTCAAACGATGACGATTTATTAATTGAATACTTCAAAGGGTGCGGCTCTACTGATTATGAACCAGTCGGAGAGGGTAAGGCTTTAAACTTTGAATCTGAGACAAGCGCAAGTTTACACGAGGAACTCAATCGAAAGTATTGGTTTGCGGAAGTAGACCCGATTGATACGGCTATCCTTGACATCTTAAAGAAGAACCCTTCTACTCCTTTCTTAGCGATTGCGGAACAGTTACAACTATCTATTGAAAGGGTAATGGCTGGGCTTCAGGTACTCAACGAAGCTAACGCGATTGTGTTGGAAATTGGCGAAGTCTTAGACTCAACTCAAAGGGTCGTTAATGTAACCAAAGAAGGCGAACGATTACTAAAAGAAATTCCACCAGTCGAGGAGGAGTTTGTTATCCGTTACGTTTACGAACAAAGACCCGGAACTGGCTCAACTTTCTTAGTTGACGGAAGCCGAAAGTTTTGTATTGATATGTACGAACTTGTAGAAGAAGGGCACACTTGGAAGTTGACCGATATTCAAGAGTTAGGCATAAGCCAAAACAGAAATGTATGGATGCGAGGCGGTGGCTTTTGGGGTAGGAACTACCATTGTCGGCACTACTGGGAGCAGAAACTAATGAAGGTTAAAAAGTAAGATGGCTAACGTATTATTTATAAGCGAAACTTTCCTCAAGGACAATACTCTCCTTCACGAGAATATTGACTTTAAATACTTGCGCCCGGTTGTTCTAATGTGTCAAGATATCCACATCCAACACAAGATAGGAACGACCCTTTACGATGAATTAAAAACGCAAATAACAACCGCAAGTTTAACGACTGCAAACGAGACGCTTTTGGAGGACTATATTCAACCGTCTTTGTTGTACTGGGTTCAAGCCGAAGCACCGACCGCGATATCTTACAAGTTCCTCAATAAAGGACTACATCAACAAAGTTCTGAGAACAGTTCTAACGCTTCACTCGATGAAATAAACTTCATCCAAAAGCGGTATAAAGACAAGGCAGAATGGTACACCGAGAGGTTGGTTAATTTCTTACTTGAAAAAAGTAGCGACTATCCAGCTTATCAAAACCCGAATAGCGGACTTGACACAATTCAACCCGATACTCGGACGTACACGACTGGAATGTTTCTCGGAAGTTCAAGAAGATACACTTCACTTGAAGATAAATATGAGCATAAACGTAAACCGTAAGAATCTCGAAAAATTAAAAAAGTTTGTACACGCTCAACGAAATATTAACCCTAATCAAAAACGAGGCGACCGCGCATCTTCAGGTGAAGCAGTACGGACATGGGGACGTTTGGGAGATAAACCCGAAGGAACTTGACTACCTTGTTTTGTGGGCTATTGAAGAGGGCGTTGTTCTTTCAGAAAGGACGTTAACTTATAACATTCGACTACTTGCGATGGATAGAGTCTTACCGGGAGAAGAAAACGAGCAAGAAGTAATGTCGGACACGATACAAGTTTTACTCGACTTCGTTGCTTACTTCAGGCAGTTGCATACAACCGAATTAAGCCTACAAACAAGCGTAACACTTGAACCGTTTACCGAACGATTTGACGACAAGGTAAGTGGACATTCTTGCGTTCTTTCAATTACTCAACCATACAACTACAATAGTTGCCAAATACCAACATAAAAAATGACTGATTCACAAAAATTACTAGGAGGAAGAGGCTGTAAAGTTCTCGGAATCGCGGCTCACACTTCACTAACGGGCTACGCTTTTATTGCCCAAGAGGACACGACTATAACCGTTTTCACGGTAGGAACCACCGACTCGTTAGCGGCTTACGGACTTTCAGGGACTACCTTAAAAGCTGGGGCGTATATCGTTGTCCCAAGTGGTGAAGCTATTACTGCCATTACTTTAACAAATGGGAGCGTTATAATCTACAACCAGTAAGCCATGCCATCGATTTTAACAAGACCGTCAGGAGGTACTGGAGGAGATGCTCCAAGTGTTTCGGTAGCATTAAGTGATGCGACTATTGACTATGGGAATACCGTTACAATAACAGCGACCCCGTCCGATATAGTTCCAACCAATTACAAGGCTTTCGCTGAGTCTACTGCAAACTCACTTACATACATAGGCGACCAAGCTGGTGCGGTTTTTAATTGGCTCGTAAACTCAGATTCAGGTTCAAATGAGATATTCGTCCAAGCTGATAACGGGTCAACTAAGTCGTGCATCAATATCGGAGGCGAAGCACTTACTGTAACTACAAACTATCTTCTGAACTATACGACCTTTTTAGCTTGTTGGTCAGCAATAAAAAGAGGCGAAACATTTAGCAACCCTATATTGAGAGCGTTAAGAAGTTCGGACAATGACGAAGCCGATTTCACTCCCGTAACGGGGACGCCTGAGTATTTTGATGGTTCTGCAACAGCAAGTAATGCGTCTCCAGCTACTCATAACGGAGATACATTTGCGGTATTTATAGGCTCTGATAATGGCACAACACCTGATTGGTACGACCAAGTGGGAAGTTACGACGCAGTACAAACAACTTTAAGCAAGCAACCAACAATAGCAACGGGCGGAACAGTTGAGACTATATCGGGTAATTCTTGCTATTCCTTTGATGGTGGCGATAATATCTTAACATGGAACAACACAACAGCCCCAGCGGCTTGGCAAGGCTTGAGCGATGCTATTACCATCATTGCTTGGGTTAGTGCAGATGCTATAACGGGCAGTGGTGGCCTTGTCAATCCTGAACATACATTGGTTGAGTTGAGGGTTAACGCCACAGGGTCGGCATCTAAAACTCCGTTCAGTTTAGGGTTTTCAGACAGTAAGGTCGAAGTCGGGTTTACAGATAATTACATATCGGGTGCTGAAAAAATACAAAGTGTCGCAACACTTTCAACGGGTACGTTATACCAAATAGCAATAACAATAGACGGGGATGACGTTTCTATCTACATAGATGGACAACTCGATCATACCCATACGCTTTCAACAGCTACGGGGGATAGAAGTGTAGGTACTAACAATTCGTCTTTATGTATCGGCTCAAGAACGCGGGATGGCGGTCAAGCCGACCAAAATTATTTTACTGGCGACATAGTTGACCTTATCGTGGCTTCAAGTGTATTGACATCTAATGATATTTTGAATATTTACAATTTTTATCAAAGCTAATGTATCTTATTTTGACACATAAAGAAGCCGAAGAGCGCAATATTCAAGGCGGCAATGAAATCGGACTTAAGGGAACTCGGGGCGGTTCTACGTTTTACCGTTGGGAAATGATAGTAATGGACAACGAAACAGCTTTAGATGTAGGAAACGGTAACGGGCTTACGAGCGAAGAACTCGGGCAATGCGTTAATGATATTGATGAACAGGGCAATGTAGTTTTATAATGGATGCAATTTTAGAGGCGTTAGCGAGTTACGGGATAGCGGGAATATTTCTTGCGGTGTTGGTTTACTACCTCAATAAATTAACAGACATTCACCGAGAAGAAAGAAACGATTGGCAAGAAGCCAATGACCGACACGTTGAGAAGTTTGCGAACGTAATTAACGAGAATACGAAGGCACTTGTGGAGATGAAAGGAGAACTCAAAGAGAATCGTTGCAAGATTAAATAAATGGAAAAGAAAACAAGACCAAGCGCGGCAAAGATAGCCGCAGAGATTATAAAGGAATTTGAAGGCTACTCTTCAAAACCTTACTTATGTCCTTCAGATATTCCGACAATCGGGTACGGGAATACAATGTACACCAACGGAGAACGGGTTACAATGGACGACAAAGAAATAACAAAGAAGGAAGCGGAGAAGATGCTACTCGATACCATTAAGTCGGTTGAGAAGCAAGTTAAAAACGTGGTTGAGGTCAAACTCCCAGCCCACAAATTAGCCGCTTTAATTTCATTCACTTACAATGTAGGAATAGGTAACTTCTCAAAGTCTACTCTTTTGGCTTGGCTTAATTCAAACCCGGAATATTCAAGAATACCTTACCAGTTCAGACGTTGGAACAAAGGCGGAGGTCGAGTTCTTAAAGGTTTAGTCAGAAGACGAGAGGCTGAAGTTGCTATTTGGGAAGGATGAACGGAGGCGAGAAGGTTCTTGCTGGGGTTGTCTCAATTCTTCTTTTTCTGATTATCATTATGGGTTACCAGTTAACCCAAACAAAGGAAGACATCGGGGTTGCCGAGCGCGAGAAAATCAAGATTCACAAGCAACGAATAAAGGCTTACAAAATCCAAATCAAAAGCCTTGACAAAAATATTCGTAAATTGCAATCCCAAAACGATTCATTGAATGACATTAAACAGAGGGTTAAGATTGTCACAATTCGCGAAGTTGACTCTATTTCTGCTTTGCCTTTCATTGACCAAGCAAGTTTCTTCACAAGTGAGATTACCCACCTCGATAGTATTAGAGGGCGATACTTTAGTGACGGTAACTCCTGAGCAGTTCTCTACTATCCTCTTTTCCTTTTCTTACATTAGAAGCCTTGAGAGTACTAATAACATTGCATCTAAACAACTAACGCGCAAAGATAGTATAATTACATACCTGAATATTCAAATGACCTTAGAACGCAAGAAACAAAAAGAACAAGTTGAGATAGCTGACAATTTAGAGCAGATAATTACCGACTATAAGAAGGCACTCCGTAAACAAAAGACACGCGAAACCTTAATGTATATCTTTGGGGGTGCTATTATTGCGGCTGAAACTGGTTTACTTTTATATGTAATAGTGCAATAAGTGAACGATTTTCGACCCCGACTTAAAGGGCAGTTAATAGACGCTTGGAGTAACCTAACCCGAAAGGAGCGAAGGATATTAGTAATAGGAGATTTGCACGAGCCGTTCTGTTTAGATGGTTATCTTGATTTTTGCAAAGAAACTTATCGGAAGTATAATTGTAACCAAGTTGTCTTTATTGGTGACTGCATCGATTCTCATTACTCCAGCTTCCACGAGACAGACCCAGACGGACTCGGAGGAGGTCAAGAGTTAGAGTTGGCTATTCAAAGACTTCAACGATGGGTTGAGGCTTTCCCAGTTGCTGACGTTACAATAGGAAACCACGACCGTATAATAAGTCGAAAGGCTTTCTCAGGCGGCATTCCAAAGGCTTGGATTAAGTCTTTTAACGAAGTGCTTAACGCACCAGCTTGGCGGTTTGTCGATAGGGTTGCTTATGATAATGTCCAGTATGTTCACGGAGAAGCTGGAACGGCTCGGACTAAGTGTCGGGCAGATATGCAGTCAACGGTGCAAGGACATCTTCACACTCAATGCTACACCGAGTGGTATGTTGGTCAGAACTTTAAAGTGTTCGGCACTCAGGTAGGTTGCGGTATTGATTTTGACAAGTACGCTTTTGCTTACGCCAAGAGAGGAAAGAAACCCGCTATTGGTTGTGCCGTTGTAATAGGTGGTAAGACTGTAATTAACGAACTAATGGACTTATGATTATATTTCTTTTGACCGTTTCCGTTTGCCTCCTTTTGTTGGTGGTCGGGATGCTTATATATATAGGTTACAAGTTGCGCCAATTTGAGGACGTTCAAGAGGTTATCTTTGACGCGGCAGTTAACGCGGAGGAGCGAAACCGGGAGATAGAACTAAACCAAGAGGCAATTTTAAACGCCTATTCACGACAGAATTAACGCGGAAAGCG